TCACTGAAGAAGCTATCGAAGACAATCTTTATGATCGTCTGGCATCACGCTATACACGCGCACTTGCACGTTCTATGGCACACACAAAGCAGGTTAAAGCTGCCTCTGTTCTTAACAACGCCTTTAACTCAGCATTTGCTGGTGGCGACACTAAAGAACTCTGTGCAACCGATCACCCGCTGACAAACGGTGGCACATTCGCCAACGAGCCAGCAGTAGCTGCTGACCTGAACGAGACCTCACTTGAGGACGCACTCATCAGCATCGCTGGTTTCACTGACGAGCGTGGCTTGATCATTGCCCTTAAAGGCATGAAGCTGATCATTCCTCGCCAGTTGCAGTTTGTTGCCGAGCGTCTGCTTGTTTCAAACCTCCGGGTTGGAACTGCCGACAACGACATCAACGCAATCAAGTCTTCTGGTCTGCTACCTGAAGGTTATGTAGTCAACGACTACCTAACTGACTCAGATGCATTCTTCATCAAGACTGATGCACCAAACGGCTTTAAGCACTTTGAGCGTATGGCTTTGTCAACTGGAATGGATCCAGACTTCGACACAGGCAACATGCGGTTCAAGGCTCGTGAGCGTTACAGCTTCGGCTTTAGCGATCCACGCGCTGTGTTCGGTTCACCGGGCGCATAAGCTTAGATACAAAGATATTAAAGGGCGGCTATTCAGTCGCCCTTTTTTATTGTATAATAAGTCATCCCTGACAGCCGCGAGGTGCGGCTGACACTAGCCACGACAGGAGATCTAAATGGCTTTATCTACTTTCTCAGGACCAGTGCGTTCAAACGCTGGCTTCCAAATCCCCGTTGTAACCACTGCTAATCTGCCAGCCTTTGGCGATGTTGCCGTTGGAACCGTGTATATGGTTTCTGACAACGGTGCAGGTGACAACGAATACTGCATCGTAATTAACACAGGTGCCGCTTGGGTAACCGCTGTAGGCGCAGCACTTAGCTAAACAGGAGGCTTAGATGGCTGGTCCAGTAAAAGCCTATAACGCTTCCGCTACCGGCTCTGTCGGTCCGGGACGTTCACGGATTAAGCAGATCGGTGTCTTCTGCACAGGAGCGGGTGCTTTTACCATTACTGATGGTAATGGCGGCGCCACTCTTTTGCAGCAGAAGTTTCCGGTTGGGCATACTTTGCTCAACATTCCCGGAGACGGTATTATTTCTGAAAGCGGTGTTTATGTAAGCGCTATTTCAGGAACTGCCGCCGAACTTACAATCTTTTTGGCGTAAAACAATGTCTGTCTACGACTTACGTTCGATAACTCAGGTGGGTACATCCGAGCCGTTTGAGCTACAGGTTAGTCGTGGACAAATTCCGGGGCACACACCCCGGAATCTTTTTGGCACTGCCACGGCAATCGGAACAACATTCCGAACGCCGTGGGAGCTTGCTAACACAAACGCTCTTCCATTTCTGTCCGCTGAGTCTCAACTGACGTTGTCAAGTAGCAGCGCCAGCGATACGGCTGTGTCTATTTTTATCAACGGCCTAGATGACAACTACGAAATTGTTACGGAGGTTGTTGCACTAAATGGACTGACTGGTGTGACAACAACAAAAAAGTTTCGATTTATTAATGACCTGATAACCGTTTCTGGCAATGCTGTTGGTTTAGTATCTGCTAAGGTTGGTGCAACAACATACGCGGCTATCAACGCTGGATATGGTAGAAACCAAGCCGCTGTGTACACTGTTCCAGCAAATCATTCTTTTTACTTAGGTCGTATTGACGCATTTACGGCAACAGCCAACAACGACACTAAAATTATGACCTTTAGAAACCACAACACCTTCTCGGACGGTCGAATATTTAACGTAGCTCAGACAAGTTTCCTGCAACGTATGGATATTCAAAGAGTTATACCGTTCAAGGTTCCAGAAAAAACAACCATTGAGTTTCAGGTAAAGATGAACAGCCAGACCGCCGACATCGGTATCTTTGGAGAGGGGGTAGTAGTACAGGAGAAGGGACGCTTGTAATGGCGACAAGAAAGAAGAAATCTGTTAATCTATCAGTTAAGCGTGGCGAAAAGCTACCAGCATCTAGAGGTGCTGGATTAACGGCAAAGGGCCGCGCTAAGTATAACCGAGCCACAGGCTCGAAATTAAAAGCACCACAGCCGGGTGGTGGTAAGCGTAAGAAGTCTTACTGTGCGAGATCAGCGGGTCAGATGAAGATGCATAACGTAAATTGTAGCAAAACCCCCAAGAAGCGTATCTGCGCTGCTAGAAGAAGATGGAAATGCTAATGGACAACAAAATTATTGCCGGTGCAATGTTGGCTTTTCTAGGCTGGCTGGGTGTTTCAATTATGGATTTAAAGACCGACACAGCGGTTATTGCTGTGAAGGTGGACAAGAACCACGAGATTCTATCTGTCTTGTGGCGTGATTACTTGGAGAGCAAAAATGACAATCTCGCGAGGCTCGATGTCAAAGCAAATTGAAAAAGGCGGAGCAAAGAAAGATGCATGTTACAGCAAGGTTAAGCGCCGTTATAAGGTCTTCCCGTCAGCGTATGCAAGCGGGGCAATCGCCAAGTGTCGTAAAGTCGGTGCAGCCAACTGGGGCAATAGCACCAAAAAAGCCAAGGGCGGAACATACAAGTACCGCACAACCAAGATATATTGATAGTGGGCAAGTAAAACTGAAACCGTGGTAGAATTTGTTTTAACAGTCTATTTGGGAAGTCAATTAATAGATCGAACACAGCGGTTCGCGGACATAGATCGATGCATCTATTTTGCTGAACGGTTATCACAACAGCCATCGGTGCCTATAACTGACGGAAGGAGGGCAAAAATAGTAGCTATTTGTAAACCTATACCGAAGAGATAAAGATGCCGATTGCAGAAATTTTAACAGGTATTGCTTTGGTTCAGCAGTCTGTTGCTTTTATAAAAAGCAACATCAACACTGCTAAAGACATAGGTGAGATAGCTGGTCAAATTGATGATCTTTTTCGTGGAGAGAAAGAGGCGCAGCAAGCTAGAAACAAAAAAGCAGGTGGCGGTTTAGGTGATCAGTTCGGCGTAGACACGGTTGCAAAAGAGATCATTGATGCCAAGATCGCGGCGGAAAAGTTACAAGAAGTAGCTACGCTAGTGGATATGCGGTTTGGTCACGGGACTTGGAAGGGAATTGTTGCCGAGAGAGCCAAACGAATGCAGGAGGCGAAGGAAGCTGCGGCGGCAGACCGTAGGCGAAAGCTACAAGAGGCCAAAGAATTTGAAGAAATGATAAAGCAGATTGTCCTTGTTGCTAGTGTCGCGGTTATTTCTATTGGTTTATTTGTTTTCTTGTTCACAGTTGTTTTGTAGGTATGGATGAGCTATGGCAGTACGAAAGACTAAAAAGGGAGCGGCCCTTAAAAGATGGTTCAAAGAAGAATGGAAGGATGTTCGCACCGGGAAAGCGTGTGGGCGTGGCAAGGGTGAAAAACGGGGTACTCCATATTGCCGCCCCTCCAAGCGCGTATCTTCTAAGACCCCTAAAACATCCAAAGAAATGACAGCCGCTGAAAAACGTAGTAGAATATCGCAGAAGAAAAGACTTGGTCAGCCTGCTGGCAAGCCACGCAGAGTCAAATCGTTGAAAAGGAAAAAATAATGTCAAATTGTTCTCCTAGAAAAGCTATGGGCGGCGCTATGTCAATGCCTACTCGTAACAGTAAAGGTCCTATGCGGAATCGTTTTAAGATGGGCGGGGGAAACTTTCCTGATCTTAGTGGTGACGGTAAGGTCACACAAAAAGATATTTTAATGGGCAAGGGCGTAGTTAAAAAAGGCTACGGCGGAATGCACAGGAAGAAGTAAATGGCTGTTTCAGGATCTAGAAACTTTGAGTTAAATGTCGCCGAGATTATTGAGGAGGCATATGAGCGCTGTGGTCTTGAGGCTCGTACAGGCTACGACTTTAAGACAGCGCGACGCTCACTTAACCTTATGTTCGCTGATTGGGCGAACCGGGGTCTGAACTTGTGGACAGTAAAACAAGGTACACAAGCCTTGACCGCAGGTACAGCCACCTATGCTTTTACCGCAGATTACACAGATTTGTTGGAAGTTGTTATTCGTCGTAGTGGCACGGACTATGAGTTAGACCGTATGTCACGCGGAGACTATCTAACATTGCCAAGCAAAACTACCGAAGGTCGCCCTAGTCAGTATTTCTACAACCGTCAAATAATACCGGAAGTAACTTTGTGGCCGACACCAGATAGCTCCACTGACACACTTATCTATTACTATGTGCAGCGGATGGACGATGCTGATACATTGGTTAACACAACAGATGCTCCGTTTCGCTTCTACCCTTGTATGGTCGCTGGTTTGGCTTACTACGTTGCTATGAAGAAGGCCCCAGATCGGATCCAGCTTTTGAAGGCTGTGTACGAGGAAGAGTTTCAACGTGCCGCAGACGAGGACGAAGATCGAGTGCCTTTAAAACTTCAGCCGAGTATCCAGTATCTAAGGGTTAACTGATGGCAAGATATGCATCGGGAAAAAATGCGTGGGGGTATTCAGACCGCTCTGGCTTTCGTTATCGTTTAAATGAAATGGTAAAAGAGTGGAATGGTTTGAAGGTTGGACCGGATGAGTATGAGCAAAAGCACCCACAGCTAGAGCCTAATAAAGTTGGTCCTGATCCACAGGCATTGCATGAGCCGCGCCCTGATCAACGCACGGAATCCAGTGTAGCAAACATGTTGCCGTTGAATGCCTTTGCCAGTGCCGCACAGGGATCTGGCGTGATCACGGTGACTGAGCCGTCGCACGGCAGGACAAATGGAGATACTGTACGGTTTCGCAACGTAGCTGCCTTTGATGGTTTTACAAAACCAGTGCTAGAGCAGGGCGCAGGGTACGTTATAACAGTGGTTACAACGAACACATACACATTTACCGCAGCGTCAGGAACTGCTACAACAGGTAATCAGCGCGGCGGCGGCGGAATAGCTACGGCTGGCCCGGTAACATTGGTGATATAAATGAGCTTTACATATGCACAGCTAGAAACAGCTATTCAGGATTTCACAGAAAACTCTGAGACATCCTTTGTAACAAACCTGCCGGTATTTATCCGTGGTGCAGAAGACCGTATCTTTACGCTTGTTGATCTTGAATTATTCCGTAAGAACGCCACAGCCCAGCTTACCGTTGGCGACCCTTACCTTAGTGTGCCTACTGATTATCTGGCTCCGTTCTCGTTTCAGATCATCACCACGAACTATAAAG